ATGATGATCTGAAGAAGCGTCTTGATTATGTTCTTGGTATCAAGGGCACTCCTAAGTTCCAGGATCAAGAGACTGTTGAAGAGGAAGAAGAGTTCCGTCAGCAGAGTTCTGCTCCTGTTCCTCAGTCTTTGAAGGAAGAACTTGATAGTCTTTCTCCTACATCTTCTACTGAGGATGAAGATGATGCAATGTCATACTTTGCCAAACTGGCAGAAGACTGATAGAGATGGGGAGGGAAACCTCCCCTTTTTTATTGAGGAATTGTTACTCTAGTATTTTCTGTTCTTATAACTTCTTCGCTTACATACTCGGATGATTTGTCATAGATCATAATTTCTCTCATATCATTCAAGAACTGTTGTAAATATCCTCTTCTTAGTAAGTAAATTGAAGACTTCTCATCGTTTCTTTTTACTTCATATTCATAGTTAGTAACTGATCTTACTACGGATGATCCACTTTTTGTTTCATAACCGTTGTCATAATAACTAATTGAAAAATCTTCATCAACTTGTTGTCCTTTTGGAAGAATCAATCTGTTACTTGAATCTTTAATTTCTTTAGTTTCGTAGTGATGAACGTTGTTTAGTTCAGTACCATATTTTTCTTCCGAATACTTATAGAGATGATAGTTGGATAATGGCCATTCATCTCTTACATTAATAATTCCTGCAGTCATCAAAACAACCCAATCAAGTTCTGCATCACCATAGAATTCTTCTGCTACGAGATCTGGTCTAGAACCATCTGGAATCTCGTATTTGTTAAAGATGGTAAAAACTTGATTCAGATCATCGCGAAGTTTGTTTCTTCTGAATAAGTTTTTAACAGTCAAATAATTCTGAGAGGAAAGACTGTCAGAAAGAAATGACTGATATTCTAAGTCTGGTAGTTCTCTGAAATAACCCATTTTAGTATCCTACTCCTTCTTTTACATCATCATAATCCATATCATAAATTGGTTCAAGTTCTTTGAACTGCAAATCCATAATCATTGAGACTGGTGTTCCATCATCATAGGTTGCATAAGTTCCCTCACCGGTATAATTGACTGAAATATTTTCTAAGAAGCACTGCTTAAACTTATGGAGAAATGGATGATTTCCATTACCTTTTTTGTATGATAGTTCAAAAACATTTGGTGTTTTAAGAAATAAATTTTCGCTCGTTGTCAACTGAGGTGCCATATTTCTTTTAATAATGTTTATGATTTTTTTAATCTGAATCATTTCTTTTTCATCTCTTGGAGTCATTTTGAATGAGAATCTAAAAGACCTTAAAGTTGGTCCATTAAATAATAACTCCATATTGGGATTAAAAATTACTCCCTCTTGTCTTGCTAATATTTGATTAATGGATACATTGCCACCAAAGATTGATGCTGCACTTGATGCGAGTTGTTTTGTAATTAAATCTCTTGCATTGTCAAATGAAAGACCCGATTTTGCTATCTGACTTTGAACATCGGGTGAGATTTTGCCAAAATCACCACTACTCAAAGCTGCAGGCACATCTTTCATTAACCCTTCAGCTGCCCCAGTAAGTGCTGCAGCCAAAGAATTTAATTTATCATCATGATAACTTACGGCATTGGTGTCCTGTATATTGGATGGAACAGGTAAATTTATTGTTGCAAATACTTCTTTTGGATTTTTATTTTTTCTTGAACCGGGTCTTCCGATCAAAAAGTTTGTATCTTTATTTCCATTTCCAGTTTTACTTACTGGAACATATTCCACTATTCTTATGTTCAGATAATCTGTATCCTCATAAATCTCTGCATTTGGATATCTAAGAATTTCTGTAGATTTCTTTTGTTTATTTTTTCTTTCTGACCCTTTGAGTGCCATTTAACTACTTTTTAGTTATTTAGAAGGTCTTTGCTCAAAATCACCATAAGACAATCTTTCCATATCTACTCTTTCTTCTTCATAAACTTCATATACATTGCCCACAATTTCATTCCAGGTATATTGTCTTCTATCACTCCAATGTAGGTTAATGCCAATGAATCCCCAACTGAATACTTTTTCAACACCTACGAGAGGATATGGGTCAAAAATTATTCCGGGTGTTTTGGCACTATAAACAAAGGTATACAAATTTCCAACGACAACGCTGGTTTTACTAGTTCCTGATAAAGTTGCTTGTATTGCCTTCATTATATCCTCAGGTTTATCAAATCCGTCCATTGCATCAACGATTCCACGAACACGGTTACTGTTATCGTCAGTTGGATTTCTTCTTTGTCTGAGGGTCTTTCTTGGCATTACTTAATACCTAGTTCGTTTTCTGTAAGAACTTTAAATTCATAACCACGATCTAAACACCATTCTTTAGCAGCATTCCACTTTGCCTGATTCTTGGCATACTCAACAACTTCATAGATATAACCCTTAGTTTTTTTCTTTTGAACTTTGGGTTCAATACATTGTTTATATGGTTTGATCTCAATGATCATCTTTTTAATCTTACCAGTTGATTCTTTGACCTTGATATAAAAGTCTGGAAAGTATCTGTGATATCTGTTATCAACTGGAGAACGATACGGAACAATAACCTCTTCACTTCCCCATTCTAAAATATTTTCGTTCTTATCACAGTAGACCATAAATTTGCGTTCCCAGAGAGAACGGTATACAATGTTTGTAGGGTCACCCTTATACTTTTTAGGATAAGATGGTTGATATTTTCCCTTATATGACATCTAAATAACTAATAATAAAGTAAGTCGTATAGGTATTTAGAGTGCCAAGTCCGTTCATAAACAGAATTACGATGGGAGATGCCAAAGATATCTTTGGTAAAATTGCCCAATCCAATCATTATGTGGTAAGTTTCTCTTCTTTAAATAGTTCTGTTACTAATCACATCAGAAGAAAATTTGATGTTAATGATATAAGAAGTTTTATTTCCCGTAAGTCAGGTATCTTATGTTCTGAGGCATCACTTCCAACCAGTGGTTTTGCTACGGCAGAAGTAAAAGGTGATTTTATGGGTGTTCCTCAGGAATTTGCTCATACGAGATTGTATACTGATGTTGATTTTACCTTCTATATTGATAATGACTACAAGAATTTAAAATTATTTGAAGGTTGGATGGATTATATTTCAAGTGCGGGCGAATTGTCTGAAAATTCAAGTGAATATTATAGAAGATTTAGATATCCTAATGGAGAAAAGGGATACAAATGCGATACAATGTATATTACTAAATTTGAAAGAGACTATAAAAAGAAAATGGTCTATCAATTTAGAAATGCATTTCCAAAATCTATGACATCAATTCCAGTATCTTATGGACCTGCAGATTTACTCAAAGTTAGTGTAACATTTAACTATGATCGTTACATCATAGATCCAGAAAGTTATAGTAGAAGATCTAAATACGACTAATAAATAATCGTATATGAAGTGTAATTTTTAAGATGCCTTTACCAAAAATTAATACTCCAACCTATGAGTTGGAATTGCCTTCAACTGGAAAGAAAATTAAATATCGTCCCTTCTTAGTCAGAGAAGAAAAAATTCTTTTGATGGCACTAGAGTCTGAAGATATGAAACAGATCTCTAGCGGAATCGTTCAGATTCTTAATGATTGTATTTTGACGAGAGGAATTAAGGTTCAGACTCTTGCAACTTTTGATATTGAATATTTGTTCTTAAATGTTCGTGCAAAATCGGTTGGTGAAACCGTAGAAGTCAATATCACCTGTCCTGATGATGGTGAAACAACTGTTGAGATGGAAATTGAGATTGATTCAATCAAAGTTCAGAAAGATAAGAAACATAAAAATATTATCAAGTTGGATGATACATATTCAATGAAATTGAAGTATCCTTCATTTGATCAATTCATTGATAATAACTTTGAAGTATCTCAAGATGTGAGTGATGTTAATCAATCACTCAATATGATTACTTCATGTATTGAGATGGTTTATGATGAAGAAGAAAGTTGGAGTGCTTCTGATTGTTCTAAAAAGGAACTGACTGAATTTGTAGATCAACTGAACAGTAAGCAGTTTAAGCAGATTGAATCCTTCTTTACTACAATGCCTAAATTGTCTCATACTATTGCAGTAAAGAATCCTAATACTGGAGTTGAATCTGAAGTTGTTCTTGAAGGGTTAGCAAGTTTTTTCAGTTAAGTATGGCTCACACGAATCTTGAGTCATACTACAAGATTAACTTTGCCTTGATTCAGCATCATAAATATTCATTAACAGAGATAGAAAATATGATTCCGTGGGAGAAAGAAATTTATGTTGCTTTACTCCAACAATACATTGAAGAAGAAAATCTAAAGGCACAACAACAGAATGGCATTCAGTAGTCAGAGTTTTACTGCACCAAAGATAACTAAGGGGAATTTTTCTTCTCCCCTATCTTCTGGAGCTTCAAAGATTTCTGGTGTTACTCCTAAGTTAAGTAGAAGTAGAATAAAGTTTAGAACACCGAAAATAAAGTCTCCTTTAGTAACAGCACCACCAATAGATTCTTCTTCTCTTGTAGTAGAGGAAAAACCATCGATACAAAGTACATTAATAGAAACAAATTCAATTCTTGTAGAGATTCAGAAGCAACTTGCTTTGGACTTTGCAATGAGAATTGCGGAAGAAAAAGAAAAGAATGCAGTATTAAAGGAGGAAAGATCTGCAAGAAAATTTGCACTAAAGGAAAGTGCAGTTGAAAGTATTAAAAAGATTGGTGGAGCAATTAAAAGCACAGTATCAAAAGTTGCTGCTCCAGTAAAAGGATTCTTTGATAAACTATTAGAGTTTATAACGACTTTAGGATTGGGTGTTGGAGCAAATGCTGTTTTTCAGTGGTTGGAGAAGAAGGAAAATAGAGAAAAGATAGATAAATTCTTTAAGGTTGTAAGTGCAAATTGGAAACTGATAAGAAATATACTTGGAGTTATTGTTGCTGCTGGTTTGGCTCTTAAAGTAGCAGGTGCTGTGGCAACAATAGGATCTGTTCTTGCTCTCTTAGCAAATCCAGTTGTTTTGGGATTTCTTGCGGGAGCAGGATTAATGTTTGGAACAGCAGTGGCATATGATAAGATTGCTTCAGATGAAGCTGGAGGAGCACTTTATCTAAAAGCACATCAAGAATTGGATAAAAAGATGCAACAAGCTGGTATGACACCGCAGGGAAATAATTTAAAGAGAGAGTCTGTTCCAATGTACGGTGGTGGAGGTGGTGCTGGTCTTGGAAAAGAATTACCTTTAACTGAATCTCAAATAAAGGTGAGAGATGATGTGGCAGAAAAAAGGAGACAATTGAGAGCACTTCAATCTGCTAGAGATGCAGAGATAAAGGGTGTAACAGATGAACTTGAAAAAACAAAAATTCGTAATAAATATGAGATTCAAATTCCAGGAATTATTGGAGCAAAATCTCCAGAAGCACGAAGAATGGGTGGTCCGGTAAATGCAGGACAACCATATATTGTTGGAGAAAGGGGTCCAGAATTCTTTATTCCAAATATTAATGGTTCTGTAGTTAATAACTATAGAACTGAGAAAATTTATGATATGATTTCTTCTAAGAATGCTGGAAAGATTAACTTTATAACAATGGATCTTCCTCCACAAGTTATCAAGAAAGAGAAATCAATACCGACTCCACCTGCACCACCGGTTCCAGTAATATCACCAATAAATGCGAGTAATCCATATATGCTCAAAACTCCAGATATCTACGGGATATACGTATAAGATATGGAAACGAATCAAGTTCAACAACTTAAATTAAATGTAACTAATATTAGTAGTTTCCTCAAGAAATCTAATAAGAAGTATATTGACCTTAAAAAAAGCAATAAAGCAATAGTTGCTCAAGAAGTTAAAAAGACTAAAGTAAAAACAAAAGAATCTAAGGTAGAGCAGAGAATATCTCCAAAGACATCTCCACTTGCTGCAGTAAAGAAGATCGCATCTCCTGGAATGAGTCTTTTTGATAGAATTGTAAACTTTGGATCGATATTAGCAACGGGAGTATTGATTAATGCTATTCCAGGATTTAAGAAAAAGATTGATGAATTTAAAAAAGACAACAAAGAAGTAATTGATAATGTTGTTAGTACACTGACCATTGTTAAAAACTTTGGAGAAGATGTAGCTAATTGGTTGACAGAACCAGAAGCTGATCATGGTTTCTTAAGTAGTATTGCAGAATTCGATCCACACACTGGTAGAATAACGGGAGGTGCTTTAAAGACTGTAGAAGATACTTTTGATGGATTTGGGGTGTTGATTAATAAAATTGACAAAGCCATTGGAGGTAAAGGAACTGCAGGAAATGCATTTTTAAGAGATAGAAGTGATGAAATTGCTGGTATAAATGTATCAAAGTCAAATTTGAAGGCACAAACTGAAACCAAGAGTGGAATGGCTACATTCCGAGAAGATAGTGCTCAAAATGCAGCATTGCAGGAGAAAGTAAAAGAAAGAATGCAACGGGAAAAGGAACAAGCACGTAATCCAGGAGCAGCAGAATCTTCCGGTTCTTCAGGCAAATATGGTTCTTTATTGGATTTTATTGGATCTGGTGAAGGTGGATATAATTCTATGAATCAGGGAACTCAGGGAAATAGTATTGTTGGAAGTACTAATAATGCATCAAGCAAGTTGGGAAAAAATCTAACTGATATGACTATTGGTGAAATAATGGATCGTCAGGCATATTTAATGAACCGAAGCAATCCTCAAATAAGTGATTATGGTATTTTTGCTGCAGGAAAATATCAGATAATTCCTGGAACTATGCCTGGTGCAGTTGCAGGTGCAGGATTGAGTAGAAGTGATAAATTTACACCACAAAACCAAGATAAACTTGGAATGGCTTTGATTATGAACAAAAGACCTTATGTGGGAAAATATCTAAGAGGAGAGCATAATGATGTTCAGGGTGCTATGTTGGAACTTGCTAGAGAATTTGCATCTATGCCAGATCCAAATACTGGAAGATCACTTTATGGGTCCGGTAATAGAGCATTTCATAG